GGACCAGTTCCGCCCGTCTCACCAGGGATACCAACACCTGAGCCTGTTGGTCCCTGAGGACCAGTATCTCCTGTAATGCCAGTTACACCGTCACCAGTAGGACCGGTCGGACCTGTCCCTCCACCTGAAATACCAGCTGGGCCAGTACCCCCCGTAAGACCAGTAATACCTACTCCAACGTCACCAGTATCTCCTGTTGGGCCAGTGATTCCAATGACGCCTGTGTCTCCAGTGACACCGGTTACGCCAGTAAGCCCCGATTGACCAGTCTGGCCAGTCTGGCCAGTCTGGCCAGTAAGACCTGTGTCACCAGTAATGCCAGATATTCCCGTAGAGCCTATTTGTCCGGTTGATCCTACCTGCCCAGTCTGTCCGGTCAGACCTACATCTCCTGTAGCCCCTGTCAGGCCCGTAGTTCCCATCGGGCCTGTCTCACCAGCACCAGTCAACCCAATATTTCCTGTACTGCCAGTGTCTCCCGTATCACCTGTTGGGCCGCTGTTTCCCGTATCTCCGGTGAGTCCTAATGGGCCAGTGCCACCAGTATCCCCCGTATCGCCCATCGGACCAGAGGTGCCCATATCTCCAGTAGCACCCGTAACGCCCGTAACGCCCGCGCCAGTGATGCCAGTATTTCCTATATCTCCAGTCAACCCAGCAGGGCCTACTTGACCAGTATCACCAGTCTGACCCATCGGACCAGTTATCTGACCACTGGTGTTCTCCCAAACAGCAGCACCAGTAGATGGATCGACACAAGCCCAAAGATTACCTGTTGATGTGTCGATCCATAAGGACCCTTCGTTGAATCCTTCCGACTCATCATTCGACGGCCCAGGGCTGCTCGTAGCAGCATGTGTGTTAGCCTCACGCTGCCATAGGGCATTACCAGATGTTCCGTCAACGCAGATGTATACCGCGTTGTAGGTAGTGTCTATCCAACGAGACCCAGCAACGTATCCCTCACCCTCGTCATCATTTCCGGTAGGGGATACAATAGCCTCGAAGTTATTTCTCGGTCCAAAGAATGGTTCGCTGAGCATCCAGCCATCTCCTATAAACTACTAGAAAGGCTCTTCGAGAAGAATCACTCCTGCTGACGTTTCCCCACCACCTATGCCAGATGTTTCGATCTTAATCTGCATATTAGCCGCGATAGGAAATGCTCTATCAGACACAAGCGTACTTCCCCATGATAGCGCAGTGACACCTACCGCCTGCATATATGGGAAGGTTCCCCAGTCTGTAATGAGCGATATAGTGATGGTAAGCGCCCCGGCAAGACTGCGTGTGATAAACGCACCAGCAAAGTACATAGTCCTATCACGCTTAGGGGTAGTTATAGTAAGCTCAGCCCCCGCAACAGGAACAACTCCGACTTCATGAATCCTAGAAGACATGACGACCTCCGAATACTAAACGAGACTTCCCAAAAGCTGCTTCGACGTGATCTTAGACTCTTTCGCAAACTCTTTCACAGTATCCATAATTCCTTGTCGGATGAATGGTCGCGCAGGAATTACTATTGCTGCCGTGCTAGATTTGAGGTTGATACCACGCGACCTAAACCAGCCTCGCATCTTATCAGTGACTCCTACGCTAACCCCCTGCTCCTGAATCATGGCAAGTTCCCATACTGGCATCTGGGCTTCTACATGAAACGCATCTGGATCTATTCCGCCAAACCACGATCCATCACTCAACTTTTTTCGCGTAATAGATTTATACAGCGCCCTCGTCTGTATCAGAGGAATTCCATGGCCTTTAAGCATGACGGTTATATCGGACAGATTATTTGGTCGATTCATCAATGCATCATATCGCCCGGTAAGAAGTGAGCTTGCTATTTTAGCCGCAGCGATACCGGCCCACTTCTTTGGCGTATCCGTCATGACGTTAATAATGCGTTTCTTAAAACCGCCCAAGGCAAATGCTCTACGGAACAGATCCCACTGTCCATAGGGCTGCATATGAAGCCTGACGAGATGTCCAAGATCAGCCATTATCTGATCGACTCCCTCTCATCACGATCAAACTCAAACTCAGCTACCATAAGCAGGAACTGCCCATTCCTAGGAGACTCTGGGCGTACCTGAATCAAAGGGCAGTTAAGCTGAGTAGGTGTGGCGGATGGCCCGACCTCAACGAGCATATCGCCTTTGCTTAACGTAATACCCGCTCTAGTTAGATCCGACATCCGGAAGTAGATTCGTCCTCGTGATGAATCTCTATCGCCAGTACGTGTTCTATCGGTAGGATTATATCGTTTGTTCGAGTATAGATTGACCTGTCCTTCTATCTCAATTCTTGTCGGCCTGTCTTTTGGCCCTTTACTTTCTCTGAAGTCGTCATCAATAACGGTAGCGGTAGCTGACAGCTGATCTATTACTACACGCATCATTGACATGCGTAGTGGAAGTGCCATTATACCATTCCTATGTATGTCGGAATTTCGTCAATGAACTGCTGTAAAATCGAGTCCACCTGAGCGTCCCCAGTGCTGCCGCTTTCGATGCGCTGTGAAATAAGATCAGCGTCTATCTTGTAGCGATAGTTGTCGATTCTCTCTTCTACTATGGCCTGTTGCATAATGTCGTCTTGCTGGCCACCTTCAGAACTGAGTTGTGGCATATCACGTATAACAAGCCGCGTAGCAGCACGCCGAATCAGCATTGGGGTTCGTCCAAACGATTGGACTACAGTTCCGCTTGGAACATCAAATGAAAGCTTGGATGGGCCATCGTCTGCGAACAATAATGACGATGTGGTCGAATCAACTCCAGATATCTTCTGCATAACCGTACCACCGGTAAGAGTAAAGATGGCCCAGTCATGAGACTCCCAATCTGTTAAATCATCCACCACAACCTTAGCGTCACCGGCAGTTGCTGCCGATGTAGTAGTAGTCGAGAGTGCCTTATCGCCCTCTAACCAGCCAAAAACTCCCGTTAGCTTGACGTTCTTTCGGCCACGTGGGAACCACGTCTCATATTCAGTTGGTCCCATCCACCACGGGAGTGCTCCTGATGTTGAGTAGTCAGTAACCCATTCAATCATTCTGTTGTCTTGGCTTAACTCGACATTGGCAAGAGCAACAGTAAATTCGCGACGGTCAGGTAGTACACTAGTTCTCTGACGCGCCGTGCGTTCACTGACGATCTGAATAGCTGTCAGATCAATAATTGGAATGTACCCAGGCAGATAGACAAGCGGACTATTCTGCCCATCTACATACTGATCACCAACTATAGGCTGGAATATCTGACCGGTAAATCGATTGATACGATCAGAAGCAACCCGAATCAAATAGCGTAATCGAGTCGGGCTTGCCTCATCGATAGTCACACCTTCATCACGAAGGTCTTTTTCAGTGCAGTACTCGAAATAGGCCATTGCCGCCTCCCATCACCGCAGCACAAGAGACGGGCAGGGGAGTCGCCTACTTCTTTGCGCGATTCTTCTTGCCCAGCTTCTTGTCGCTCGCCTTAGCCGACTCATCGGTCTCTACCTTCTCTTCCGCCTTGGGCGCTTTGGCGACAGGCGCAGGCGACGGAGGAGGTGGAGGCGGAGGTGAAGCAGCAGGAGCGGCTACCGGCTTCTTAGCCTTAGGAAGCTTCACATACGTAAGGGCTTCCTTCGTGGCCAATTGCTTTCGAGTAGGTGCAGCACCAAACAACGGTATACCTTTGGAATTACACTCTTCCACCGTATCCGGCTTGCCTCTAAGCACGTCAATGTCATTGAGATCTTCAACTGTCACGGCCTTCGTGCCACTGAATGAGTACAGCTTATTCTTGGTACGAATGGTATACGAAGCCGCGTTAACGAGTCTAAAGTAAGCAGCCACCGACCACCTCCAAACAGATCAATCTAACTAGACCTTCGCATCGTCATATGTAATCAATGAGCTATGACGATGTGGTAATTACGCCAAGAGTACTTACGATCAGGCCCAAGACATCTCTGGCAAAGCCATCGTCAAGATGCTGAAGAAACTTAGTATCAGCCATAAGCTTTACCTTTTAAGTCTTAGGGTGGACCGTGACTTTCATCACGGTCCACCTTAGACTACCTACCTAAGCCGCTTGCTAGAGAGCCTCACGACGAACATTGATAGCCTTGACAACAGCATCAATATTCTCGACCTCAACAGCAACCTGATTGTAAACAACCGTCTCAATCCTATCGTAGTTCTTGTTGAACTCCGAGAAGATTCGCGTGCCCATGAGCATGGCATAGATGAGGTTCATTGGGTTGGTCAGAAGAATGAACGAACCTTCATAGACTGTTCCCGCCGTACCAGCATTAGAGCCAGTATAAGCGGCAGCGGTCAGACCAGCGGTAACCAAGAAGTCATCGGTACCAGCCGTAAGAGTGAACGTGGCAGCCAAGCCTGTTGCCACTGTGTAGGCTAGCAAGTTGCCTTCACCATTATCGGCCCAAACAACAGCAATCGGAGACGCAACGGCCGTCAACATCAGGTCGTTCATCTCTTTGGCCACTACAACTGTCTCACGAACGCCAGCCGTCAGCGTACCGTTAGTCAGGGTGCTTACACCATCAGTGATGGTGAACTCGTCGTTCGAGCCAGCTACGATCACGAACGGACCAAACAAGTTACCCTGAGTGGTCGCAGGAGTTGCAGCAGTGACGGACAAGGACTTGTCATCCGGAATAAGAGGAATGACAACCATCGGGCGACCAAACGGATTGATGCCCGTGCCACCAAGAGCAGCATCACCAACTGCGGTGCCGCGCTCTGACAGCAAGTTCATCCAGTCGTTAGCAACCGTGTCAGAGACAAGGAAGCGAAGACCTGGATCGTTCTTGAACTGCTTCGGCATGGAACGAATCATAGCCGCGAAAAGATTCTTCGAGACCGAGTCGCCGTCCGCATCAACGATGTGCGAATTGTTGGTGAGGATATCCCAACCATCGAGCCTCTTTAGAAGCATTTCGGTTGGGTTCGTGCCTACGAGAGTATCGTCGCCCTGAATAGCGAGCAGTTCGAGGTCGGTAGCAATTCGCTCCGTCATCGTTTCCATCAGCGTGTCTTCGAAGCCGACCTGCTCGATGTTGCTCTGCAGTGATTCAGTCGTGATGCTCCACTGCGAGATAACCTTCTGAGCGATCAGTTCGATCTGGTTGAACTTACCAGAACCGGTGTCGGTCGTATTGGTGTTCTCAGCGATGGAGATAGTGACAGGCTCACTGATGTGCATCTTGTCGATGGTCTGCTTTGGGCGGGCCATCGGAATAAATCGAACCATGGACAGAAGTCGCGAGAACTTCTTAACCAGTACAATGAACCTGCTCTGCTGAGTAGGATTCAATTCACCACCGGTAAGGAACCCGGTTGATTCGAACGTCTTTTCGATCATGCTCTTGTTTTCCACGGATCTACTCCCTTCAAAGAATGTAGATCAACCATTAACGACGAGAGCCCAATTGGGATGTCGCCGAAGAAAATACTCCACTGAACACGCCGCCTCGACCTGAGACAGGATGATCTGTTTCCTGACCCTTAATCGATTGGCTAGCTCCATTAACCTTCTCGACCGTCTCAAGGCGCTGAGTAAGGTCGCCAAGATTCTTGACTACGGTGTCAATCTTGCCAGCAAGAGTCGTTTCCACGGCAGTGGATGACTTCTCGATGAGCGATGCGACGGACTTCGCTAGGTCATCCGCCGTAACTGGCATGACTCCGTAGTGACTCATCAGCTGTTCGAGTGCGTCCTTCTCGGACAGGTGAAGATTCGCTACAACTGCCTTAAACGAAGAGAAAATATTTCCGGCCTGCTCAGCGTCCGTAGATTCTGAGGCGTCGTCCTTCTTCTCCTCAGACTGTTCAGTAGCGCTCTTCTCTTCTCCGGCCTTCTTCTCTTCGACCTTATCCTCGGCCTTGACCTCAGTCGTGTCTTCGGTCTTCTTCTCCTCTTTCGAGGAAGCGATTTCCTTGACGGCCTCGGCAACGATCTTCACTGAAGAAGCGAGTTGTGCAAGTGACTGCTCAAGAGCGTCCAGCCGACTGTTGTCGGCATTCTCTTCGCTCTTCTCTTCTTTCTTGTCGGTGGCCTTCTCAACGGCCTCTTCTGCTGATACTTCTTCTGCTGATTTCTCTTCTTCTGACTTCTTCTCTTTTTCGGCCGTGTCTTCAGCCGTTACATCTCCGGCAACCTCTTTAGTCTCGCCATCAGACTGCTCTTTGGAGGTTTCCGATGCGTCTTCCTTCTTCGCGTCTTCCTTGCGTGCCTTAGCAGCCTCCTCGGCTACCTTCTCTAGCTCCGCTAGTTCCTGCTCCTCTTTAGCCTTAGCAGTAGCGTCGGTCTTAGCCTTCTCATCAGCACTGGCCTTGTCCTCGGCAACCTTCTTCTCTGCGTCGGCCTTCTCCTGAGCAGTCTTTTCGGCAGCTATACGATCAGCTTCCGCTCGTTCTTCTGGAGTCTGCATCGTTCCTGCCCTTCTGGTCTCTGGACCCTCCGCCTCCTCGGACTTTTCCACGGGAATAGCCCAGACACCTTTTTCTTCGGCTGGAGGCACTCTCAAACCCGTAATAGACTCATCCCATTGAGTCCACCATTTAAGCGTAAGCCATTCTGGAATGGCCTCGCCAACACTCTGAAGAGAACTTACAAAGTCCTCATAATCTTTTTCGACAGCCACGCCCCACTTAGTTGGGATGGACTCACCACGAACTTTAGTAAGCCATTCTTTTTTCAGTGGAGGTGCAGTTCGACCCGCCTGCTCGTAATGCTTACGAAGATGGGTATACAATGATATACGACCTTCTGGTGACGTATCGCGACGAAATCCGCCACGTGCACCGTTAAGAGCCGCAACAGCTCGCTGTACCCCAGACATGTATGTCTTCATGCCACCATCAGTAAGCTTATGATGGGGCAAAGAATACCCGCTCTTGACGGTAGGAGTTGCACCTAGGCTACTATCATAATATGTATGGGCTGACTTGTAGCGATCCCAGTTATCAAGATCGGCACCAAGGAGGGTGCTTCCATCTCGTGAGGCGTTCCAATCCCAGGCAGACTCAGCAGCTAGCGGCCACGCCTTGTAAATAACCGTGGCCTTCAATACTTCATCGCCCATCTGAGACTCCTTGGAAGACGTGCGTTGTTCACTAGCATCACTAGAGTTATCTTCTGAAGGGATATTAAGCGCACCATTGGACGATGTCAACAAGTTATTCGCAACGTTTTTTCGTCCAGGGCTCTCATCAGATTTTTGTTCAGCATCCTTATCTTCAATTTCGTCCAACGATATAGCTACGTACTTCTCGCCCTTCTCAAGAACGCCCTGAAATTCATCGATTGAGAATCCACTTTCGTCAAGTGACTTGAACATAGCGTCTAGAAAACCGGTGCGGGGATTAGCTGCCATGTTTGCACGGGTTACAGCAATATGGTCAAGGATTAGATCGTTGAGAACTCGTACCACCCTACCATCCGCTGTTTCTTCCAGATAGGCTGGCTTAGTTGAGTTTTCGTTTAGCTTGCCACCAATGGAAAGCTGTCTCCAACATTCCTGAGCAAGTGCTTCCTTGAACAATGTACGAGCCTGCGGATAATCGTCATACAAAATATAGTCAACGACCATCTCAGTAGCATTGGTCTGCTGATTCTTTCTAAGTTCGGCGTCAGTAGACATCCCAATCTCAAAAGAAGCTCTATGCTCCGGAAGAAGAGGAAGCCCCTTCTTACATTGCTTGACCATCTTCTTAAGAGCGCTTAGCGAGATACGATCCCGCTGAAGATCCTCAAGGTCGTCAGATGCAATGCCACGTATGTGCATTTTGCCCTGAGCGTCCTTATAGGCCTCAAGGCGATCAGTGATGAACTCAAATCTCAGCATAGCAGCTCCCTACTTAGTCTTAATAGCAGTATCAAGACTCACACGATCAATCTCAGTACCATGGCGATCACTGAGGATGATTTCAGCACCCTCAACGTCGCGACCAAGCTCTTCTTTAAGAAACGTCCGTGTCTTGAGTGCAACGCCAGTTAGTGACTTGATTAGCTCTCGGCGCGCTTTAGATATCTTGTGAGATATTGATGACTTGGACTCTTTCTTATCATCTTCCTCGGCAGACTCGTCATCGTCTTCTGTGTCATCATCGTCATCTTCCGACTGATCTTCTCTGTTAGGATCAACAAGGAACTGACTTTCATCGTCAGTAGCTGGCTGAGGAACCCATGGCTGAACACCCGCAGGAGTCACCATGCCCTGGGCTGCAAGTCCCATGTCCAGAAATGAAAGTGCGAAGACAAGAGGCAACTTGCCATAGACCATCTCGGGAGGAAATGGAGGAAGCCCCATAGCAATACGGCTCTCGTTAATAGTGGCAACACCCGACTTTTGTAGCAAATTCTGAACGGTAGCCTCTTCAACATCATCGAGAACCTTTGGGGGCAAGAACTTCAGCATAACGCTCTTGACCTTGAACGATGCCATGACCGTAGCATTGAGTATCCACTCATGCTTACTAATGTCAGGGATAAGTTCCTGCTCAATGGTAATGCGCCGGAGTACTGATGACGTAGATCTATTAATTCCTTCCGCAGTGAAGAACGGAGTACTCAATCCAGATGATTCACGGATCTCTTCGTCATTAGCCTTTCGGTAGGACAGGAACGACCCATCGTCCGTTACGCCGACGGTCAACGGCTGAATTTCAATCTTAGTCGATGCTCCGGTCCTACTACCGAGCACTTTACGCGGCTCAGCCTGAAGCACCATAACGCGATGTGCCTTCTCAGGTCCCTTTGCGTCAGCACGAAGAAAGTTCTTTATGCCATCAATTGATTTATCAGATAGCTGACCACCGGATACAATGATAGCCAATCTTCCAACTGCATCATTCTCAAAGAAAGCAATGTTCCGAACAGCTGCCAAACGCGATCCCTGAATAGCAGCTACAGCGGATATCCAACGAGGAATACCATAGAATGAAGATCGAGGTGAATAGATTGAGAACTGAATCAACTCGTTAGCCTGATCATCCTTGGATATCGGGCCAGTTTCAAACTGACCGGTGCTCTTATTCATGACCTTAGACTCGCCGAAATGCTTGAAGAATACACTACGAGCCTGATTAACGTATCCAAGCTCTATTGGGCCACGGATCTGAACAAAGCCAGTGTTATTGCGTAAAACACGGACGGTATGGGACGGAACATGATACATCCCATCTACCTCACCTTTTCCGTTACGACTAACCTCCATATAACCATTACCAGTAGCTTCTTCATCAAACTTGACCTGATAAGCTACCTCGGTAAATGGAAGGCTCTTATTCGGGTTCTCAAATAATGGCTTTACTCGCTTCTTTTCCGCCTTTACCATCTCAGGATCTACTTTATCCTCATCCTCATCCCGATACTGGGGAACAATGCTCCACCCTATCCCTAGAGTATTACGTGCTCTAACGGCACATGCTCGATTGAGACGAGTATTCTGCTCAAGGAGTAGCGCCAATTTTAGTGGGTCGTATGGAGGAATGATGGTCTTCATTGAATTGAAGACCTGATTGAATGCTGTAGTCTGATCGTTTACCTGCTGAGACATTCCCTTGTTGATAAGAGCATCGATGGTCTTCGATTCATTGGTCTCGCCAACGAATTCAGCTATATAACGTACTTCTTCCACAGCCTTCTCAGTCAAAGCGGCAACAACATCTTCTCTCTGACTTTCTGAAAGCGCAGTATCTTGTACCATCTTACCCATAGCGGCACCTATTTTTCTATAGGACAGGAATTAGGGCCACCAGAAGAAGATTGTGACCGCTCAGATCGAATCAAGAACATCTTACCAGCAGCAACACAAACAAGCCGCCATCCATCACGGCCAAGATCATCTAACTCGCTTACCAAATCCTCCGGCTCCTTGCGCAAAAGCCGGAGGACTTTGTGGCTATACGTCCGCATGGGCAACTAGTTCTTCGTCGGGCCAAGCGGCTGACCTGGCGGCGTAGTCTGATTCTGACGCCCTACAGGAAGAACACCACCAGAGACACCCTGTGAACTCGGATTGCCCTGATTACCCTTTGGCGTAGTTGTCGGATTCTGCGTGCCAAGATCGAGTGCGGAATTACTTACCCCACTACGACTTGGGTTACCCTGATTACCCTGAGGCCGCGCCATTGTCTCGGCCGTGTTACGTGGCTGAGCCGTACCACTCGAAGAATTCTTCCATCCCACAGTCAACTCAGACGGGTTACTCGCCTTACCGGCCGCAACATTTGCGCGGTCGCTCTGGCTTACGGACTGACCCCGAGTCGAATAATTACCAAGCCTTCCCATTCCTATACTCCTTCCAGAGCATCAAGCATCGCGCTCAACTCATCATCCGTGGGTTCCTTACCCTCGTATCGGTCGAGCGGCGTACCCTCAATAATGATGATTCCCAATCTATCCCAACGAGCCTTCCACGTACCAGGGAAGAACCACCTGTCGGGCTTCAACATAACTGCATAGGTCGTATGTGTCTCACCCCATATATGCTTCTCTAGGCGTCGAGAACCTGGAGTATCTCCCCATCTGATCTTTGCGTCGGCTAGCGTTGTATAGGTATGCTTGTAGAATAGCATTGCACTAATAGACTGCCACTCGTACTTATCGGCCACCATGTTCTTAGCGACACGAACGCTCTCAAACCAGTTTGAGCAATACAAGCATTTGACCTTCTGGCCTTCATTGATGATCGACCAACTAGTCATCTGGTCAATGCAGCACTTCTTCGGAAACTTATCCGATGTGAGAATTATTTCGGTCCCCGTATTAAGGAGATCAATGTTGTGATCCAAGGTCATTCCTCCTTGGTGGACGTAACGTCCTTTGCGGTCTCGCTAGCGTCAACAGTAGCGGGAACGCCTTCACCCTTGGTCTCGCTAGCTGCCGCCTCGCTAGTGGCCTCGACCTTGGTAGAAAGTGCAGATATACCCAACTGCTGATGCACTCTACGTGATGCAAATAGACCACCAAAAACCGATTCAGACTTACTCACAGAGACCCCCAAAATGGTAGGAAAGAAAGCTCTACTCCATTAAAATAGCAGCAAATTGCTATGCTTGTCAACACCTTTTTCGTCAATATCGGCGTCTGTGGACTCCTTGTAGCGCTTATGCTCTCTGACAGACCCATCCGACAACCTGATAGATAGCGACTCGGGCCATTTATCCATAAAATCGAATGGAATAGTTGCACAATTATGAGAGACTATTCCACGAGCTACGTAACTCTTATCCTCATCGACCTCAAAATGATATGCTATCAGAGGCTTCTTTGGAGCGACCACCTCAACCGAGACTACTTTCAAGTACGTAAATTGATATAGATCCTCACGCTTCGTAGGATTCTTCCACCTACGATTTCTAACCTTGCCTACACATTGCTTACAAGATTTTCTATCATATGGAATTGGTTTACCACACTCCAAGCACTGAGCAGCGAGGAAAGCTACTTCATCGCCTACTTTAACCTCACGTGCCTCGACCCATCCCTTATCCTTAATAAGATAAGGATGCTCTTCTGTCGTTCGATAACTATCTACTTTATGACTACGCCCCTCTAAGTTCAGAAGAACGTGATCACGATTATAAGAAGAAGGCTCATACCTAGTAATTTCACGGAATCGTCCCTTATGCGTCAGTACTTTAGTACCTACTCCAATTTTGCTGACCGGCGTCCAGCCTTTATCAGTCAGTATAGGAACTTTTCCATCAAGGAAACTCATCAATGAGTCAGGACCATGGTCATTATGCTTGACTGGTTTACCTGTCTTAGGATCTCTGTGGAACTGCTTAAGCTGCTCAATTAGGCGTGCGTTTCCATCTTTAAGTATCTTGATCTTACTATGAACAAATATCTTAAGCAGGTTCGCAATACCCTCTTCTTTCAAGGTCGCGAACTCAACGGCAGTTACGTCAAACCCCATCTCATCCAAATCAGCATTGTTGAATGGGTGAGAGGCGTCAGCGAAAATTGCAAATTTACCATACTGATCTTCCCACTCATAAAGAATCTTTGCGAACTCAGAGGTCAACTTGGCTGACATATAACGAGACTCAATAACCCCTACGAAGTCGCCACAGTCCTTAACAAGTACTAGTACTCCCTCAACAATACCCCAGTCGATTCCTACGGTGTATTGACCTACGTCATCCGGATCTGGATCTTCGACTTCAGCTACTATTGCTCTCTCTATTGAGCCCAAACCATAAATAGGACCGGAGAACTGCGGACGCTCGCACAAATATTCGACGTTAAATACCTCTGATCCAGTGTTCATAATCTTTGCACTGATGACATTCTTTCTCCCCATGAAGCCACCACTCATACGGGCGCGGCCATCACACCCCCTATAAACCACACCAACAACATTGCCATCGTCTGATATTTCCTCGACGCACTCAGTCAAAGGACAGCTGCCCCGACAAAATTTCAAAGCCTGGGGATCGTCTGAGTTGGCAAATTCCATTCCCTCATCGCACTTCGCCATAGCATCAATGACATCCCACTTATAACGACGGAACCCCTTCTCCTCAGCAAAGTCCCAATGCTCTTGGAAGATTCCGACTGGAACATGGAACGTTGAGAGCATCACTATCATATGGTTATCGTCTGACTGAGTAGTGTTCATGGCAGCCGTAAACGCAGCATCTGATCCAGTATCCCTCTGACAGTTGTGCAACATTAGTCTTTGCAACCCGCCAAATGAAGTATCATTCTCTACTCTAAGATCGTACACAACTCCCTCAAAGTAATCCTCTTCAATCGACTGAATAACAGAGTACCATAGTGATACATCATTCCACTGTTTTCCGGAAAAGAGCTTAGTCGGAACTTGTATGCACTTAGTCTCAAAATCTTCTCTTGGCATAATACGAATAGCGTCGTGCCACTTAATCTCTACACACCACGATCTTTTGCAGGCTTTCCCGTATCTATCACATTCCCTAGTAGCTGTGTACGCAGGAATCCCAAGCCTACTCAGACAATACATCATATTCGAAGCTAGTAAGGACGAAGTACCAGTCCATTTCCATTTTGACAATACCTTATCAGGCCTAAAACAAGGCCCACCATCTGTGCGCATTAGCCCTATTACAAACTCTTTTAGATCACTATCTGACGCAGCCTCTAGCCATTCAAAAGGCAATCCACGATTATGGGACAACCCTACCTCATCGCGAAGAATTGACCACCATTCTTTGTGGCTCGATATAACAAGATCAATAGAGTTTGGCCTCGATGGTGATTCATATCTACGTGGAATTTTGCCGAGCACATGCGACGCGCATTGAATTGCATCGTCTATGAAGAACTCTTTAGCCTGACTTAAATGAAGCTTAATCGGATAGTTTCCTATCTTTGTCTCTGGGGCACCACCATCGCCGCACCAATAACCTAAGAAACGCCACAGCTTAGGATCATCAGTGTGTAGAAAATCAGGCAGCTTCACTGAGAGTGCTACTGGTCGTGGATAGACCAGCACATCACCTACATCATAGTCCCATGCTCTATGCCAATCTGGAAGATCTATATTAGTCTCACTGGATGCAAATACTCTATCTTTTCCTTTTCTAGTTACACCAACTCCTGTAGATCCTAGAACTCTATGCTCTTCTGTTATCCACGCCCCTATGCCATCTCCACATCCATTTAGCTTTACTATTCTTCCTGAGTATTGGTGATTAATTTTCTCTAGTACTTTATTCCATCTTCCATCACTGCAAAAAACAGTCTCTCCAACTTCTATTTCTTCTATAGGCTTGACCCCATCACGAGTCATTATCATCGTGCCAGGGACAATCGAAGACTCATCTAGTACAAGTCCAGGAACGTGCTTACCACGAGCTTGCTTCTCACTCGATGTGATGCAGCGGAGGCTAGCTCCACTTTTTAGTTTTGTTGCTGAGATTAGTGGATCGCCAATTACGAGATGTCGCTTGAGTCCCGGGACGCACTCCCAGAACTGAGTGACGTAGTCATACACAACCTTCGCCTGATCGAGTGCACCGGCCATGTCCACAAATGACATCTTGTGGTAGACCATAGCGATCCAGATCAGTACGGCAGCAGCCAATGA